CAACACCTAGTAAGTTTAATAATGTTGGTGAAGGTTCTTTATATGGTAATGGAAAGAATGCATCTCTTAAATTACCACCTGGTGCATCTACATCTTTAAATTCACCTGGTTGTATTGGTGATGCTTCATCTCTAACTCTAACGCCTCTTTGTTTAAATCCTGCAGGTAAATTTGATAATGTTCCTGCATCTAGTAATTGACGGAGAGCCGCCGTTGCCGTACGACTCAATCCGCCAATCATATGAATGAGTCCAAAGCCATAAAATCCTAGTCCTGGCAGAAATTTGAAATGGACGAAATATTGGATCTTATTTTTCTTTAGATCATCGGGCGCATAGTTCCTTCTGATAGAAAGAACTTTCCTACTACCTTCTTCGACTGTTACTTTGTAAGGTAATTTTATTCCAGTTGGCTCACCTTGAGCATCAACTTCTTCGAAACCTTCTAAGTCTAAATTTACATGACACTCCAACAGAGTATACATTGTATCTTGTTTACCAACTTTTTTAGTTCCGTCTAATTCTTTTTCTTTTTTCTCTACAGAGTTTTGTTCAACATTTCCTGGAGGAGATAAATCTATATCTCTATAAAAACCATTGACCTGTTGTTTTCTTAATTCATTCTCTGACATTTTAATAACATGAATTATCGATTCCGCATCATCTAATGAGGTAGCTGTATACGGAACGACTAATTCATCCGCTGGTACAAACTTTGATACTACTCTTCCCATTGGGACATCGTAATATACTTTTTTAAAAGTTGATCCAGCTAATGGTAAATGAAATAACATAGCATCAAACTCTGCTTCGTATTCTTTCATTTGATCCATAATAAGATAATTCATGTAATCTTTTACACGAGTTGCCTGCATCTCTGTTTGAGGATTTTTGATACCTATAACTTGTGTTCTTACAGGTCCGTCTGCAGGTAATAATTCTTTGTAAGCTTGTGCTTGAAACTGAGTAACAGCTTCTGCTAACACTGGGTGTGTTGCACCTGAAGCTCCTTGAAAAGGTTCTGTTCTGTTTTCGTATTTAAATCCTAAAAGATCTAATCCAGTTGTATAAGATTGTTCCCAATCTTTTCTTGAAGCTTTGTAGTCCATGTAATTTTGCACCATGTCATTACCAACTGGTTCTAAAACATCGTCTGGTAAAAGATCTGCTAAATTATCAAAATGCGCTTCTGTGCCTGGTATGTTAATTGCACCAGGTTCATAATCAATAGTTGCGCCGCCATCCTCTTCTGGAATGACTTCAACCGGTTCTTTTAAATCTTGTCCTTCTTGATCCTGAACAGCAACTTCTTGGATTTCTTCTGCTGAAGGAATCTCTTCTTGTTTTCTAGTGTTCGGGAGTCCTTTGTCTATTTCTGCCATGTATTACTCCTAATAGTTTCTAGCACGTTTCATTAATGATAGCAACCCTTGTGGATTAGGGCCTCTTTCTGGTGGTGGGCCTGATTTAACTCCTCCACCCTCTGCAAATAAAGGTTTAATTAATTTTAATGGTTTAAAAGGTATAACATCTATAAAGTTTTTTGGAACTAAACTAGATGCTCTTTTTAATCCTGGAACATCTTCTATTAATTTTTGAATGGTGCTTTGTTTTTTTCCAAAATTTTTTCTTTCAGCGCTTGTCATATCTGTTTTATAAACTTTTTCATCACCAGATAGACCTGCAAATGTTTTTGCTTTATCCACTCCTTTTAATAAAAACTCTCCTGCTTCATTTACTTTAAAATATCCAAGAGTGCCTTTTAAATCTTTAGGTAATAGTTTAGTAAAATCTTTTGATAATTTTGAAGCTTTAGCATTTACCTTTTCTAATAATTTTTTATAACCCTTTGGTTTATTTAAAATTAAATCTCTTTGCTCTTCTGCTACTTTTAAAATAGCTTTATCATAACCTTCTGCAGCTCTGTTAACAGATGCTTTAAGTGGCCCTGTGTTTGTAGTTGATGTTAAAAATTCTTTTAGTTTTGGAGCAAAGTGTCCAAAATTATTTATTTTATCCATATTAATTATGGAGCCTTGTGTATTTTTTATAAATTCTGCATATTTTTTATTGGATATTAAATTTGAAGACGGTTTAGTAACGGGTCTACCCTCTCCAGGAATTTTTAATTTAGGAAACCTTTTTAATTCGTTTTTAGTTACAATTTTATTTTTATAATATTCACCCTGACCAACTAAATCTTTTTTTGTTAAAGGATATTCTTTACCATCAATTATTTTAGGTGGTGCATCTTTTATTGCTTTTTTAACTTGTGTAAAAGTTCTCATACCCTCTGTAAATTGATTACCTCTTTTTGTTTTTGCAAATCTCATTCCACCACCTGTATTAACAGGAAACTTATAGACATCAGTTTTAACTGGGCTTGTTTTTGGTAATGTACCTTTTTTTAAACCAATTCGTTCATCATCATTTATTTTTGGTCGCGTAAGATACGACATCATCTGTTTTTGTTTATCAGGACGCATTACTCTCCTAACATTCTTGCAATACCGCCACCTGCTTTTTTAACAGTTTTATCTATGACTTCTATGATATCGTCTTCGATACCACCTGTCTCATCCATTCGTCCAGGTTTGTAGTATATCTCTTTGTCGCCTTTTTTAATAATATAACTTCCGTCTAAGTTATCTTCTTCTACTTCAATGCCTTTGTGTTTTTTCTTGGTTGTTAATTCTTTTAATCTTCTACCACTTTGAGATATTGTTTTACCAAGACTCATAACTGTTTCTACAATTTTAGCTAACGCTGGACCTGTTATCTCTGCTGCTTTTGCAACAACAGGTGCAGCCACCTTAGCTCCTTTACCAAGCATACCTATTCCAGGAATCATTGATGCAATGCCAACTGCTGCTTTCATAAATTTTCTTTTAGTTGGATCAGGAGGTCCGTCTTTGTAACCAATACGACCTCCTTCTGCTAAACCAGGTAAACCTGATAATATATTAAATACTTCGTTAAAAGCTAAATCTAAAGTAACAGCAGTATTAAATCCTTTGTCCTCTAAAGTTTTGTATGTGTCCGTGTCTGTTATAGCTTTGAGTCCTCGTTTTAAAACTCCATCTTTTAAACCAACACGAGTTATACCACCATCTGCTAATTTAATTGATGGTGCTCTTTTTGATACACCTGAAGTTTTGTCGAAATCTCTCATTTGATCAATTTTTTCTAAAAAGTCATCAAAAGTTCCATCGAATAAATTTTTTTTAACTGCATCTTCATACATTTGAAATGCTTCATCCATTGGATCTGGAGCTGAAGCCATCTGCATGATACCTTCACTACCCATAGCATAACCAATACGTCCGCCTTCTGCAAAATTAAATTCATCTATCATTTTATTAAATTTACTTTTATCCACGGTATCCATTCTTCTTCCTATAGCTCTAGAACCTGAACCTACGTTCATTGCAAATTCGTCTTTAGACATAAGGTTGGGTGTCTTTGCACTACTTATTGCATCATCAAGATCTTTTTCAGCTGCCTCTCTAATAATTTTTTGCATTTCATCTTTATTGGGTTTTCTTCCAGTTACTTTCATAAAACCTTTTGCTAATCTTATGGCCAAATTAGTTATACCTCCTCCTACTAAACCAATACGTCCGCCATCTGCTTTCTTCAAAGGATTTCTTGGATTGAAAGGTACACCCTCATCATCAAACTGCATTTTTTCAACTGTGTTATCAAAGTCTGGATCTTTTTTTCCAACAGGCTTTTTAGGTTTGAATAAATTATCTATTTGTTTTTTCATCAGCTGGTTTACTTCACCAAACTCTTGTTTAGCAAAATTAAAAATCTGTTGTCTTGTCATTCCCATTGGAATGAGTCTTCTAGCTGAATCTAAAAATTTTACAAATGGTGCCATTAATAATAATTCCTTTTTTGTTTCTCGACTTTTTCGTCGACGTAGTCTTCAGGGTGTCCGATCAGACCGCCCTGTCTGAATCGCATAATAGCCTGGGTTGTACTATCAACCAAGTCATCATGATCACCATAAGGAAACGCAGCACATTCTTCAATAACATCGTCTGCGAATTTCTGCTCAGGCGCCCATATCATACCAGATTCGAACAAAGGTGCAACCGCATTTACACGAGCATGCTTGTCATTTCCTTTTGACGGTGTAAAGTTCACAACGGGTATATCCATCTGTCTTAGCTCGTATGTGAGAGGTAAACCTGATGCTTTTGCCTCGACGATAACAGATTCAGGCTGCCAGTATTCGTATTGTTCAAGGGCCAATCTCCGTAGTTCAGGGAACTCGTACCTACCTTTTATAGCATCTAATAATATTAAATTAGCACCTGAGTCTTCATCTGGATAAAATATACCCCATGTAGTGATAGCTGAATAGTCAGCTGTCTCTTTTTTTAAAAAAGCTGTATCATAACTTTGTATGACGTGTTGAAGTTGTGGAATAGTTTCTCTGTTATAAACCCGCCACCACTCTCGTTTTAATATCGCTCCTTCTTCTGCTGTTGGATTTTGCATCCACTGTGCATTCCATTTACCCGTGGGCAGTGTTGCTTGGACCTTCTCTAACTCATCTAACTTCCAAAACTCCGGCCATACAGGCTGAGCGCCTTTTGATCCTTGGTCCATGATCGCTGGAAATTCGACCACGTGCCATTGATCAGCTTTAGGTTCTTTTTGATTCTGTATAAGTTTTCCTGTCAGATCTTTATTAGACCATCTAGTCATAACTAAAATAATTTTACCACCAGGTTGTAAACGTTGACGAGGACCTGACGTGTACCACTCATAAGCTGACTCTAAAGCTGTAGGGCTTAGTGCATCTTGCTCTGAATGTGGATCATCTATTATAAGTAAATCAGCACCACGTCCAGTGATCGCACCACCAACACCAGCTGCAAAATATTCACCACCTTGAGCTGTCTCCCAACGTCCGGCTGCTTTACTATCTTCTTGTAATCTTGTTTTAAAAATTTTTGTATAATCTTCACTATCAATTAAATTTTTTGCCTTACGACCAAACCTCACGGCTAACTCTCCGGTGTGAGTTGCTTGAATGATCTTTAACTTTGGCTCACGGCCCACCATCCATGCTGGAAGTAAATAGGATGCAAATTCTGATTTGGTATGTCTGGGTGGCATGTTAACTATCAAACGATTTATTTCGCCCGTAGCCAATTTATTAAATTTATCTGCAATGTGTCTATGGTGGGACCCCTCTATAAAATCGGGCCACATACATTTGACAAAGGATAAAAAATCATCTTTAGCTTTGTTCTGTATCTGCTTCTCGGCATGCATCACCTTCAGTTGTAAAAACTTTTTACGGACATCTGATGGGA